CACGAAAGTGAAAATTAACAAATGACAAATAAAAAATAGGAGATAACAAATGGACATAAATGCAATTCGCAAACGTCTCGGTCAATTACAGACCACAAACAATCGCACATCAAGCTTATGGAAACCACAACCAGGTAAAACCCAAATTCGTATAGTGCCTTACGCATTCAATAAAGAAAATCCTTTCATTGAATTATTCTTTCACTACAATTTGAACAATCGTTCTTATTTATCACCAATCAGTTTTGGTCGTCCAGACCCAATTGAAGAGTTCGCACAGAAACTCAAAGCAAGTGGTAACAAAGAAGATTATCAGTTATCACGAAAACTTGAAGCAAAGATGAGAACCTTTGCACCAGTTATCGTTAGAGGTGAAGAATCACAAGGTGTTAAATTTTGGGGATTCGGTAAAACCGTATATCAAGAACTACTATCAATTATAGCAGACCCTGATTATGGTGATATCTCAGACCCAGTTAATGGTCGTGATGTATCGGTTGAATTCATTTCAGCAGAAGAAAGTGGAGCAAGTTTCCCTAAAACAAACATTAGAGTGAAACCTAATCAAACACCAATTTCTGATGAACCATCAGTCTTAGAGTCAGTTAAAACTTCTCAAAAAGACATTACTGAAATTTATCAAGAGCAGTCTTACGACGACTTAACCAATGTTTTAAACGAATGGTTAAATCCAAGTGATGAGGAAAAGAAAGAAGAAGAAGCTCCAAGCACGGTAGCAACTTCTGATTTAGGAACTTCTAAAGTAAAAGATACTTCAGAAGCTTTTGATGAATTATTCAATTCATAAATAATAACACAATATGGGGGTTGAGTTATCAATCCCCATTCAAACACGGAGTATTAGAATGTCAGTAAATGATGTATTGGCTAAAACATTAGCCGACTCTTTGAATAAAAAATTCAAGGACACAAACAAAGTAGCATACTTCTTAGACGGAAGTGATACTACACCAACAGATATTAAGGAATTTATCTCAACAGGTAGTTCCACATTAGATTTGGCTATATCGAATAGACCAGATGGTGGTATCGCAGTTGGTAGAATTACAGAAATCAATGGATTAGAATCAAGTGGTAAATCACTACTTGGTGCACACATCTTAGCAGAAACTCAAAAGAAAGACGGAATAGCAGTATATATAGATACTGAAACTTCAGTTTCTCAGCAGTTTATGGAAGTCATTGGTATAGATTTAAACAAGATGTTATATTTACACTTAGAAACCGTAGAAGAAATCTTTGAAGCAATTGAAGAAATCGTAACACAAGTTAGAGAATCTGATAAAGATAGATGTGTAACGATATTAGTTGATTCATTGGCAGCCGCTTCAACAAAAGTTGAAATGGAAGCAGACTACGACAAAGATGGTTGGGCAACTTCAAAGGCAATCATTATATCAAAAGCTATGAGAAAAATCACTCAAATGATTGGAAAACATAACGTAGCATTGGTATTTACTAATCAATTAAGACAAAAACTCGGAGTAATGTTCGGAGACCCTTGGACAACAAGTGGTGGAAAAGCATTACCATTCCACGCATCAACAAGAATTCGTTTGAAAAACCTTGGTCAAATCAAGGATACTAAAAAGAATACTATTGGTATGAAGTGTAGAGCACAGATTGTCAAGAATAGATTAGGACCACCTTTGAGACACGCAGACTACTCTATGTATTTCGATAGAGGAATTGATAACTATGGTGGGTGGCTAACCGTGATGAAAGAGCATAAACTTGTTAAGTCAGGTGGTGCTTGGTATACATTAGTAGACCAGAACGGAGATGAACATAAATTCTTATCTAAGGATTGGGAAGATTTAATTACCAAGAATGATGAACTAAGACAATATGTTTACGAACTCATTTGTGATAAAGTTATATTAAAATACAAAGAAAAACTTGGTATTGATGATGTAGAATACACAGATGAGGTACTTGGTGATTAACAAAAGACACCTATCGATTCTGAATCAAATAAAAGAATCTGGCGGCGAAATAGATAGTGGAAAACCTAATGACTCGGTTTTATTGATTGACGGCATGAATTTATTCATACGAGTATTTTCAGCCATACCAACTACTAACGAGGACGGAGTTCACGTTGGTGGAATAGTTGGTTTTTTAAGGTCATTGGCGTTCTCTATAAATATGATTAGACCTACCCGAACAATCGTTGTGTTTGACGGTAAAGGTGGGTCTAACCGCCGTAGAAAAATATTCCCACAATACAAAGCAGGAAGAAAAATGTCGTATCGTTTAAATCGTGCAAACGATTATCTTACTCGTGATGAAGAACAACGAATGATGATACGACAATTGAATCGTGTTGTGG